CCTAGCTCAAGTTTCCCAGTATGAGCAGCAGCGTGCCATGGAGGCCCAACTTGCCAGCCAGCAAGAAGCCTTATTGGCAGCTTTGCCAGAATGGAAAGACCCCAAGAAGGCAAAGGCCGAAAAGGCGCTGGTGATTGAGTCTGCGAAGGCGGCAGGCTTCACCGATGAAGACTTGAAGAGCGTTTACGACCACCGGCTGGTTTTACTGCTGCGCAAAGCGGCAATGTATGACCAAATGGTAAGTAAACGCCAAGGCATTAAGCCTGTGGTGAACAATGGCCCACGACCAGCCAAGCCTGGTGCAGCTGGTCGGGTTTCGACAACAACTGAGGCTACCCGCGCAAAGCAGCGTCTTGCAAAAACTGGCCGTGTCGATGATGCGGCCTCTGCAATTGAACTTTTATTGAAATGAGGAAATTATGGCTATCGTTAGCAATACATTTTTGACATACTCTGCAAAGGGTATCCGGGAAGATTTGAGCAATGTCATCACAAATATTGCACCAGAGGAAACGCCCTATTCTTCAAACATTGGCCGCGAGAATGTGTCCAACAGTTTGTATGAATGGCAAACAGATACATTGGCTTCAGCTGCTGCAAATGCACAGCTCGAAGGCGATGATGTTGCCTCTTTTGACTCTGTGACAGCAACTGTGCGTATGCAAAACTACGCACAGATTTCACGCAAGACAATCATCTTGTCAGCCACTGAAGAAGTGGTGAACAAGGCTGGTCGTCGCAGTGAATTGGCTTATCAGATCGCCAAGCGCGGTGCTGAGTTGAAGCGTGACCAGGAATATGTCATGTTGAATGGCGGCATCGCTGTCGCTGGTGATTCAACGACTGCCCGTGTTACTGCCTCTTTGGGCGCGTTTGTTAAGACAAACACCGACAAGCAGACCAATGGTGCTGACCCATCTTACACAACGCTGCCAACATCAGCCCGTACAGACGGCAATGTGCGCACATTCACTGAAACCATTTTGAAAAATGTGATTCAGAAAGTGTGGAGCGCTGGTGGTACACCTAAGATTTTGATGTGCGGTCCTGTTAACAAACAGCGCGTGTCAGGTTTCTCTGGTATCGCTTCTAGCCGTTTCAACATTGATGGAGGCGCAAAGCCTGCAACACTCGTCGGGGCCGTTGATATTTACGTCAGCGACTTCGGAAACGTGCAAGTTATTGCCAACCGTTTCCAACGTGAGCGCGATGCATGGGTGATCGATCCTGACTACGCCAAGATGACTGTCTTGCGTCCTTACCAGCAAGTCGAATTGGCTAAGACTGGTGACGCTGAGAAGCGCATGTTGATCGTTGAATGGGGTCACAAAGTGTTGGCTGAAAATGCCCACGGCTTGGCCGCTGACTTGATCACTTCTTAATCGAAGCAAAGGAAAGGGCCAGGGCAACCTGGCTCTTTTTTTAAATGATTGAAAAAAAATTATTTGATGTAAATGCCCAGCAAGGCATCACACGCACCTGGCACTACAACACTGACAATGATGAAGTCACCATCCAGACCCAGCAAGATGTGACCGATGTCATTGAGGCCAACAAAGCCATCTACAACGCCCAAGACGAAAAAGCCAACTGGAAAGGCGAATGGCACTTGGTCGCATCTATCCCCGAAGCGCTTTATTACAAGATGAAGGCCGAAGGCAAGATCGATGACCAGGAATACATGAAAAAATGGCTCAACGATTCCGACAATCAATTTTTTAGAACAAGACCCGGCAAAGTATGAATTACATCGCAGTCTGCACCCCTGCCCGTGATCAGGTCCATACAAACTATACATACTGTATGGTTAATTTAGTTGCCTATCACACGCTCAACACCCAAGACGCAATCAGTCTTAAATTGATGCAAGGCACAATCATCCAAAACCAAAGGGCTGACCTTTGCCTGGATGCAATGAGAGAGGGATGCACACACATTCTTTTCATCGATTCAGACATGACATTCCCCCAGGACCTGGTCGGAAGACTCTTGGCCCATGACAAGGAAATTGTCGCTGCCAACTGCGCAAGACGCAGAATGCCAACTGGCCCGACAGCTCAGAACTATGACGAAAATGGCAAGCGCATTGCTGTCTACACCATGCCAGAATCGACTGGACTGGAAGAGGTGGGAAGCATTGGCACTGGCATAATGCTCATCAAGCGCGAGGTGTTTGAGGGAATGAGCGAGCCATGGTTTGACATGCCATGGCAGTCCACACGGGGCTATATGGGCGAGGATGTGTTCTTTTGTAAGAAAGCTCAAGAGCTGGGTTACAAGGTCTACATCGACCATGATGTCTCAAAGGAAATTGGCCACATTGGCACATTTGAGTTTCGCCATGACCACACCTGGATTGTGAAAGAGGAAATGGAAAAAGAGGCGAAAGATGGCACTTAGCACCTATGCAGAACTGAAGACTTCAATTGGCGATTGGCTCAATCGCTCAGATTTAACATCCACCATCCCAGACTTCATATCCCTGGCCGAAGCACAAATCGAAAGAACACTGCGCACCAGGCAAATGATTGTCAGGGCCAATGCATCTTTTGACGCGCAATATGGCGCTGTGCCAAGTGATTTTCTTGAGACCAAATCTCTCAAATTGACCAGCACCAATCCACAGACTCCATTGGAGTTTTTGAGCATTGATGCCCTGGACAATAAGGCAGCCGAATACACTGCCAGTGGCAAGCCAAGATTCTTTGGTGTGGTCGGTGGCCAATTCAGAATTGTCCCGACACCTGATGCAACTTACACAACCGAGCTGACCTATTACGCAAAGTTGGCAAAGTTATCAAGCAGCAACACCAGCAACTGGCTTTTGTCTTCAAGCCCCGACATTTATCTGTATGGATCGCTTCTCCAGGCTGCACCATACTTGCAAGATGATGCGAGAATCCAGACATGGGCCACGCTGTATGAGCGTGCCTTGAATGATTTACAAACTGCTGATGATCGCGGTGCATCTTCTGGTGGTGCATTGATCACCCGTGCAAAGACTTTTGGATAAGGACTGATATGTCATCATTTAGCGATTACACCGAAAACCTAGTGTTGACCTGGCTCTTTACGGGCAGCAGCGCCACACGCCCCACAGCCTGGTATGTTGGCCTCTTTACGGCTGCCCCAAGCGACACTGGTGGCGGCACTGAAGTGACCGGCAATGGTTATGCCAGAGTGGCCACCGGCACGATCTCAGGCTCTGGCACATCCACTACATTCACCAATGCAGCGGCCATCGAGTTTGCAGCTGCCAGCGGTGGCAACTGGGGATCAATTGGCTGGGCTGGTGTGTTTGACGCATCAAGCTCTGGCAATCTTTTGGCCTGGGCTCCATTGTCCACAGCTCGCACCATCAATGATGGTGATGTCTTGCGCATTCCAGCGACTTCATTGAGCATCACTTTGGCTTGATATGGCTGCCTATGGATCGGGGAATTTTGGCGCTGGTCAATACTCTGATCCAAGGGTAGGCTACGGCTACGGCTCTTATGGGGTCGGCAATTATTCAAAAGGCTCATTCGAGCCAAGCGTGACGATCACGGCCACCAGCTCCATGAGCATTGGGGCCTCGGTGGTATCAAACGCTGCGGTGGCCATTAGCGCCCAATCCACCATGTCGGTGGCAGCGACCAGGTACACATTCACATCCCTGGCAATCTCTGACACAAGCTCGATGGCAGTCACTGCCAACAGCATTCAGTCAACGCCTCTGGCAATCTCAAGCACCAGCTCCATGGCCATCAATGGCCTGCGGTATGCCATAGGTGCGGCCACCATCAGTGACACAAGCACAATGGCTGTGGCGGCCACCAGGTATGCATCGGCTGCCATTGAGATAAGCGACAGCAGCACAGTGTCCATTGCAGCCACCAGGTACGCATTTGGCGCGTTTGATATCTCTGACACATCCAGCATGGAAGTGTCGACCTCAGTGATTGTGAACAACGGCATTGTTTTGTCTGTTTACAGTTACATGGAGGTGGCTGCATACACGACACAAAATGCAGTCGTTCCAATCGTTTCGACATCATCCATGTCAGTCAATGCAAGACTAAAATGGGAAGACGAGAGCGACACATCAGAGACCTGGTCAGCGATATCTGATAATTCAGAAACCTGGACACCAATCTCTGATACATCAGAAACATGGGATGCAATTAGCGACAACAGTGAAAGCTGGTCGCCAATTGCTGATAATAGTGAATCCTGGCAAATTGCCGCATGAGGTGAAAAATGGCTGATACCACAACGACCAACCTATTACTGACCAAACCAGAGGTCGGTGCATCTACTGATTCCTGGGGAACGAAGCTCAACAGCGACCTGGACACCATTGATGCATTGTTTGATGCCGGGCCAGTGCTGAAGGTGGCCAAGGGTGGCACTGGCATTTCATCTTTTGGCACTGGTGTGGCCACCTGGCTTGGCACTCCATCGAGCGCAAACCTGGCAGCTGCCGTGACGGGTGAGACAGGCTCTGGCGCTTTGGTGTTTGGCACAGCGCCAACAATAAGCAATCCGACTGTCACCAACTATGTTGAAACGCCTTACAGCGCAAACAGCAGCACTGCCATCACGATTGACTTGGCCAATGGCACAGTCCAAATCATCACCCTGACAGGCAATGCCACAATCACCATGCCAACGGCCACCAGTGGCAAATCGTTTGTGATGATGTTGAAGCAAGATGGCACTGGCTCTCGAACTGTGACCTGGTCGACAGTCAAGTGGGCAGGCGGCACAGCACCGACAATCACCAGCACGGCCTCGCGCCTGGACCTATTGTCATTTTTCGCTGACGGGACAAATTGGTATGGCGCTGTAATTTCACAGAACTACACACCATAAGGACTGATAAATGTTTGCAGCATCTAAAACAGCATCAGTCTCTGGTGGCTATCAAATCTCACGCAGTTTGCGCTTTAACAGCGCAGATTCTGCTTATCTGAATCGTACCCCTGCGAGTGCGGGAAATCGTAGAACTTGGACTTTATCTGCATGGGTTAAGCGGTCTGAGATAAGTGCATCTGGTGCAAGAAATTTGTATTTTGTGGATGGCAACTCAGATTCCACATACGCATCGCTTTTCTTCCAGACCACAAACACTTTTATCTTTGAGGCTTGGACTGTAAATTACTTTGTTTCTACTGCTGTTTATCGTGACCCATCTGCGTGGTATCACATTGTTATCGCTTGGGATACAACTCAGGCAACTAACACAAACCGAGTAAAGGTTTATATAAATGGGCAAGATGCGGCAGGGTCTTATAACTACCCATCTCAAAATGCTGATGGCCCAATAAGTAACTCAGTCATTCAGTATTTGGGGAGAGCATCTACCAATACATTTAACGGCTACATGACCGAAGTGAATTTCATCGATGGTCAAGCCCTAACCCCATCATCATTCGGTGAAACAAACTCACAAACAGGCGTATGGCAACCTAAAGCCTACTCAGGCTCATACGGCACTAACGGCTTTTATCTGAACTTCTCAGACAACAGTAACACCACCGCGGCCACGCTGGGCAAGGACTACTCAGGCAACGGCAACAACTGGACACCTAATAACTTCAGCGTGACTGCTGGTGCGGGTAATGACTCTCTTGTTGATTCACCAACATCGTATGGAACTGATACTGGTGTGGGTGGGACTGTGCGGGGTAATTACGCTACGCTGAATCCGCTGAACGCTACGCCATCGGCATTGATTTCAAATGGCAATTTGTATGCGTTATCCAATTTGTCAGGACATTACACTTCTGCCCCTGCAACAATTTCTGTAACTTCTGGCAAGTGGTATGCAGAAGTTGTTTTCACAAGAGTGGCGGGTTCTACTGATTCTTATTATGTTGGTGTTGCTGATGCGGCATGGCAAGCAAGCCAAATAGATAACGGCGGTTGGTATGGTCGTTGGTGGCGAGATGGCACTGGTTATGCTTATGGCGATACTGGAAACAAAATAACTGGCACAACATCTTCATCGTATGGCGCAACCTATACGCAAGGCGATGTAATTGGCATTGCTTTGGACATGGATGCTGGAACGCTGACATTCTATAAAAACGGCACAAGTCAAGGTGTTGCGTTTACAGGCATCACAGGCACTAAAACAATGGCGGCTGGTGCTTACAAAGACACAGGCATCACTTTGTCGTTTGACATCAATCTTGGTCAACGCCCCTTCGCCTACACAGCCCCCTCTGGCTTCAAAGCACTCTGCACACAGAACTTGCCAACGCCTACGATTGGGGCGACTACGGCTACGCAAGCAAATCAATACTTTACGCCAGTCTTGTACACAGGTAATGGCTCAAATGGAAACGCAATTACAGTCGGTTTTCAACCTGATTTTACTTGGCTTAAAGGCCGTAGCAATGCTCAAAATCACGGCTTGTTTGATGCTGTTCGAGGTGCAGGAAAAGGATTGCAATCCAATAGCACTGGTGCTGAATACAATTTGACAGACACCCTTAACAGTTTTAATGCAAACGGATTTACAGTAAATAACGACAGCACATTTAATGGAAGTGGTTACACCTATGTCGCATGGAACTGGAAAGCCAACGGCTCTGGCTCAACCAACACATCAGGCACTATCACTTCAACAGTAAGCGCAAACACTACGAGTGGGTTTAGTGTGGTGACTTATACAGGCACAGGTTCAGCCGCTACGATTGGACATGGCTTAGGCGTTGCCCCATCAATGCTTATTTTTAAGTCAAGAAGCAATGGCTCTGAAAACTGGAATGTTTATCACAAGTCACTTGGCGCATCTACGAACATTCTGCTTAATTCTACAATTGCGGCTTTTACCGATGCAGCGTTTCTTAACGCTACTGCACCAACATCAACTGTGTTATCGGTAGGTGGTTCTGGTTCAACTGGTACTAATCAAAGTAGTGGCACTTATGTTTGCTATGCGTTTGCTGAAGTAGCAGGGTATAGCAAGTTTGGCTCTTACACAGGCAATGGTTCTACTAATTTTATCTACACAGGCTTTAGACCCGCCTATGTTTTAATCAGAAGAACTAATGTTGCCGCAGGATGGGGAATACTTGATTCAGCTAGAAATTCAATTAACTCAGCAAATAAATCTATAAACGCCAATGTTTCTGATGCTGAAGGCGTAGGCACAGCAGGCTCTCAATATGTAGATTTGTTATCTAATGGCTTTAAATGTCTTGATAGTTCTGCTGGATTCAATGCTAGTGGTGACACATACATCTACATGGCATTTGCCGAAGCACCATTTAAATATTCCCTTGCACGATAGGACTCAATATGTACGCACTCATTGAAAACAACGCAGTCACCCAAGTTGGTGAACTATCAATTCTCTTTCCAAACACATCTAACCCTACTGCTGAATTTGCTCAAGAGCAAGGTGCATTAGAAGTGGTTGAAGGTGAGCAAAAAGACCAACGCTTCTATTGGGTGACTTTTGACAAGTACGAAGTAACTGGCAATGTTGTTACACGAACTTATGTAAATACTCCAAAGGCTTTGGAAGATGTGACAGAAACACCAGAAGGTCAGACTGAGCCTATAACGACTAAGGGTTTAAAAAGCCAATTCATCAGCCAGGTCAAAGCTGCTGCCAATAGTCAATTGGCCAGCACCGACTGGTGCGTGACCAGGAAGTTTGAGCGCAACATCGATGTGCCAGCAGACATTGCCACGGCCCGTGCAGCCATCATTGCTGATTGCACTGCCAAGGAAGCAGCCATTGCAGCCTGCACGACCATGGAGCAGCTCATCGCTGTGGTCGCACCAGTCACGACCATGGAGTAAACATGGACGCTGATGTCGATAAGCGCCTGGCCGTGCATGAAGCCATTTGTGCAGAGCGATACAACAGTATCGCCAACACGCTCAAAGAGGGTGACAGACGCATGACCAAGATTGAGTATTTGCTCTACGCTGCAATCCTGGCTGTTTTGCTTGGACCAGGTGTGGCTGCCGAATTCGTCAAGAAAATATTCGGGCTATGAAAGACTGGGCCGTGGCATTCATCGCTGCGGCTCTGTTGACTGCCACCATCGTTTGGTGCTTTTTTGTCATCATTTTGTTTTGGCCATGATCTATGCTCTGGTCCTACTAGCAGCTGCCGAATATAGATGCACCAGGTGGATTTGGTCGGGTGATGTCTACAATCGAAGGGTTGTCTGCATCAAGTGGGAGAAGAGGACATGATTGACCATGAAACAGTAAAAAAATTGTTTCACTATGACGCTGAAAGTGGCATGCTACTTTGGCGAAATGGTAACAATCGAAATGTTAAGCCTTGGCAACAAGCCAAAGCGCCAAATGGCAATGGCTATTACTCTGTAAAAATAAACAATAAAAGCTATCCAGTCCACAGAATAGTTTGGCTTTATGTTTATGGTGATTTCCCACAATCAGACATTGACCACAAAAATAGAATCAGAAATGACAATAGACTTTGCAATTTGCGTGCTGTAACAAGAACAGACAATTGCCAAAATATTTCATTGCCAAGCCACAATAAGAGTGGCCATCTAGGTGTGTCTTGGTTAAAAACACACAATGCTTGGACAGTCTATGTCAAAGTAAATAAGAAAAATAAATGGCTTGGTCATTACAAAAATTTAGACGCAGCCATTGCTGCAAGAAAAGCTGGTGAAGCTAAGTATTACAACTTACCAGAGGTGACATGATGTTGGACCCCATAAGTGCATTAAACGGCCTGCAAAGCGCCATCAGCATGGTCAAAAAGGCCAGCAAGGTCGCCAATGATTTGGGCGGTCTGGCCCCCATGATTGGCAAGATGTTTGATGCCAAGAGCCAGGCCACCAAGGCCATGCTCCAGGCCAAGCGCGAGAAAAAAGGCTCCAACATGGGAGCAGCCCTGCAAATCGAGATGGCCCTGGAGCAGGCCAGAGCATTTGAGGAAGAGCTGAAAATGCTCTTTATGCAGACCGGCAAGATCGATGTCTGGAACAAGATCAAAGCTCGCCAGGCTGAGATGGACAGGGATGATGCCAAAGAAATGGCTGCCTTGAAGGCCGAGGAAAAGAAGGCCAAACAAAAAGAGCAAGAGATGAATGAGCTGGCCATGATCATTGCAGGCTGTGCTTTTGTTTTGTTTCTGGTCTTTGTTGGCGTGAATGAATTGATGGACTTCTGCCAAACAACCAAACGCTGTGGTCGATGAATGAGTATCAGAAACAATTTGATTTGTTTCTCAAAATCTTTGTGCGAATGTGCATCGCCTGGTATGTGCTTGGACTGCTGCGCTACTTGCCTGATGACTTGTCGGACAAGATCGTGAATCTGCTTTTGAGCAAGGTGGGATTAGGATGAAAATCTCTTTGTATCAAGTCAATGGCCAATTGCTCAAGGAGGCCCAGAGGGTGATCAGGCAGCAAAACCTCCAGCAGCTTGAGCAATTGAATCGCCAGGCTGAAAAGCAGATCAAAGACCAGCAGCTCAAGGCACAATGGGTCAAACCTAATTCTGTGGATGTGTACGCATGAAATACTTAATTGCAATTGCCCTGGTCATGCTCACTGGCTGTGAAGACCGGTACAGATATAAGTGTCAGAATCCTGACCACTTTCATGCCGAAGAGTGTCAGAAGCCAAAGTGTTTATTCACTCAGCAGTGTCCAGAATACCTGGTCGCGCCAATACTTGAAAAGAAGGTGAACGATGTCCAACCTACTCCAGAAAAATGAGCCTTTAACAGCAGAAGCCATTGAGGTAAGAATCTGGGGCTTTGTGGTGGTGGTGGTCACATTGATTTTGTGCTTCATCGTGATTGCGCTTTTGTACTCAGTGACTTTTGTCACTCAGCCGATCAAATCAATGGCCCCCATTGACCAGGCTTATACAAAGATGTTGAATGACATCGTGCTGCTGATTGTGGGTGGCATTGGTGGCGTGATGACAAAACGTGCTGTCGGCTCTGGTGCAAGGGCTTTGGCAGCGCCACAGCCTCCAATGCAGCCAATGCCCATGATGATGCAGCCAATGGCTGCCGGATATCCAACTGGATACTTAACCCCAACGACTGGATACTTAAACCCAACGACTGGATACTCAAACAACCATGGATTCACGGCCAGCACCAATGGCATCCCAAGTCAGCCGTTTGGCGCGATGCCGACCTGGACCAATCCAGAGCTTGATGAGTCCTGGACACCTGGTCCACCACCAGACACGCCACCAGACCATCTTGAGGATGACCATGAGCGCGTTCAATTGGCGGCTGCACGCCAGGAGGCTGACTAATGCTACCAATACCCCTACCCTGGCTCATTGTTGGTGTCTTGGTCTCATTATTCGGTACATACCGGGTGGGCCACCACTACGGGTGGATTGAGCGCGACAATGACATGAAATTGGCCATTGCCAAAAAGAATGAAGAGTCGAGAAAGATTGAGCAACAGATGGGCGAGAAGCTGCTGGCCCAGGAAGATCAACTAAGAAAGGCACAAGATGAAGTCAAGAAAAAGCAGTCTGCTATGCATGAGCTTGCTAGGACTGGCCGGCTGCGCCTCCCAGCCCCAAGTTGTCCACAAAGCGCCCCAAGTGCCGCCACTCCCCCTGGAGATAGCAGACCCCAGCAAGCCGATGCAAGCGAACTTGAGCGACAGACTATTGAAGCTCTTATCGACATCGCAGCCGATGGAGACAAAGCCATCACCAAGCTCAACGCCTGCATCAGCGCCTACAACGAAGTGAGGAGTCTTTTGAATGGTCAATAGCGAACAATTGGCACGGCTGCATATTGGCCCAGAGTGGGTCGATGCACTCAATGCCACATTTGAAAGATTCGACATTTCAACGCCACTCAGGCAGGCTGCCTTTATTGGCCAGTGTGGCCATGAGTGTGGCAACTTTAAGGTGCTGCAAGAGAATTTAAATTACAGGGCAGAGGCATTGCAAAAACTCTGGCCAAAGCGCTTTGACGCTGCCAAGGCCCAGATGTGTGCCAGGAATCCCAAGCTGATCGCCAATACTGTTTACAGCAACAGGATGGGCAACCGGGATGAGGCCAGCGGTGATGGCTGGCGCTTCAAAGGCCGTGGCTGCATTCAGCTCACCGGGTCTGCGAACTACCACCACGCTGGCCAGGCGCTGGGTGTGGACCTGATCATGCAGCCCGAGCTGGTGGCCACGCCCCAGTATGCTGCGCTGACTGCCGGGTGGTTTTGGAACACCCACAAGCTCAACCAGTATGCAGACAGCCAGGACTACAAAACCATGACCAAAAAGATCAATGGTGGCTTTATCGGGCTGGAAGACCGGATCAAACACATTAACCATGCGCTGTCTGTCCTGACATAATTACCCCATGGCCAGCCAAACACAACAGCTTGAAAACCCTGCACCACCAGCCCTTGGTTATCCGACCGAGGTCTATGAGCGCAGGCACTTCAACGAGAACAACAGCGCTCTGAATATTTACTTCAGAAAGCTGACCACTGTTCTCGGCTCTTTGTTTGGTCCAAGAGGTGGCCGGTTTATGAATGCCCCTTATGGGGCTTTTCAAAGCACTGCGGATCAGACAGCAGCAGTGGCCAACACGGCCTATGCCATGACACTGAATACGACCGACTACGCCAATGGCGTGAGTGTGGCCAGCAATTCAAGGATCACAGTGGCTGACGCTGGCATTTGGAATCTGCAATGGTCTGGCCAGTTTCAGAACACTGACAGCCAACTGCATGATGTCAGGGTTTGGCTCAAGATCAATGGGACTGTGGTGACTGGATCGACTGGGTTTATCTCAATCCCAAACAGCCATGGTGGCATCAATGGCCATTCAATTGCGGGCTGGAATTATTTTGTGAGCTTAGACGCGACAGATTATGTGGAGCTTTTGTGGGAGGCTGACAATACTGCAATCAGCATCCAGGCTTATCCAGCATCGGGTAATTACCCCTCAACGGCATCGCTAATTGCGACAATGAGCTTTGTCTCGAACATCAAATAAATACTGCCATGTACATACCTCTCAAATTACCTCCAGGTGTTTTCCGAAATGGTACTGAATACCAGGCAGCAGGCCGCTGGTATGACGCAAACCTTGTGCGCTGGTATGAAGGGACCTTGAGGCCCATCAATGGGTGGCGTACCAGGTCAAGCTCACAGATGACAGGCTCATGCCGTGGACTCATCACTTGGCGCGACAACAGCGCCAACCGATGGATTGCTGCTGGCACGCATTCCAAGCTCTATGTAATGAATGAGCTTGGAACACTCAAAGACATCACGCCAACAGGCTTTACCACGGGTTACGCCAGCTCAACAGTGCTGACGGGCTATGGATACAATGTCTATGGCAGCTTTGCCTATGGCGTGGCCAGGCCTGACACCGGCACACCCATTGCAGCCACCACCTGGTCCATGGACACATGGGGTGAGTATTTGGTGGCGTGTTCATCATGGGATGGCAAGCTCTACGAGTGGCAATTGGGCTTTTCATCGCCCACACTGGCCGCAGCAATCACCAATGCCCCAGTTAACAACAAGGCAGTCCTGGTCACTCAAGAGCGCATCATCTTTGCGCTTGGCGCTGGTGGCAACCCACGCAAGGTCAAGTGGTGCGACCAGGAAGACAATACCCAATGGACACCAGCAGGCGACAACCTGGCAGGCGACTATGACCTGGCCACACCTGGCTCACTCATCGCTGGCAAGCGTGTGAAGGGTGTGAATCTATTGTTCACCGATGTGGATGTCCACACGGCCCAGTATGTTGGCGCTCCATTCGTTTATGGCTTTGAGAAGGCAGGAAGTGGCTGCGGTCTCATTTCGGCCCAGGCTGTGGCGGCCATTGACACGGCAGCCATTTGGATGAGCAAAGCAGGCTTCTGGATTTATGACGGGTATGTAAAGCCACTGCCAAGCGATGTGGGCGACTACATCTTTGGCAACATCAACTATGCCCAGGCATCCAAGATTTATGCTGTCCACAACAGCAAGTTTGGTGAGATTTGGTGGTTCTACCCAAGCGCATCGAGCAATGAAAATGACAGCTATGTCACTTTCAACTACCGCGAAAACCACTGGAATATTGGCTTGATGGCCAGACTGGCTGGCTCTGACTCTGGCGTGTTTACCTATCCCTTGATGGTCTCAAGCGATGGCTACATCTACGAGCATGAGGTCGGCTATGACTACGGCTCGGCAAGCGTCTATGCTGAGTCTGGCCCAGTGCAATTGGGCAATGGCGACAACATCATGTCTGTCAGGCAAGTCATTCCTGATGAGCAAACCCTGGGTGAGGCTGTGGTGTCATTCAAAACCCGTCTTTATCCGACAGGGTCGCAATCGACATTTGGACCATATACGGCAGCCAATCCGACCAGTGTCCGGTTCTCTGGCCGCCAGGTCAATGTCAAAGTCACTGGTGACACATTGTCTGACTGGCGAATTGGGGTTATGAGATTAGAGGCTGTGCCATCGGGTAAGCGATGAGCGACCAAGAGCATTTGGAAAGATTACGCCACCATGTGGAGGCGGCATTAGAATACTCTGGAGGCACACACAATTTTGAAGATATTGCCGAGATGGTCCAGGATCACAGATTGCAACTGTGGCCAGCCAAAGACTCGGTGGTATTGACAGAGATCATTGTCTATCCCAGGCTAAAGAATTTGCATTATTTTCTGGCTGGTGGCGACCTAGATGAACTCTCAAGGATGAGACCATTGATCGAATCCTGGGGCAAGTCTGTTGGCTGCACCAGGGTGACTTTGGCA